TAACATCATTAGTAGTAGCATTTGTTATATCAATATCTTTCATCCCACTTATACTTTGAGTGGATGACATCATTGCTACTACACTAGATAAACTATGGGTAGCAATAGTACCTAATCCCGTTTTCAGAATATTACGTGTAGTAGGAGAAATATAATTAGGTAATCTAGGTTCACCTAATAGTGCTAAAACACTGGATAGACTATGAGTAGCAATGGTACCTAATCCTAATGCTCTTAATCCCGCTGCATTCGGGGGTTTTTGATTTACCCATCTTATTCCATCATAGACAATAATATCATCGGTGTAAACATCTGTTATATCAATATCTTTCATTCCACTTAGACTTTTGGTGGACGACATCATTGATAGTACACTAGACAAACTATGGGTAGCAATAGTTCCTAGTCCAGATTTCAAGATATTACGTGTGGTCGGTGTAATATAATTAGGTAATCTAGGTTCACCTATTAATCCTAAAATACTTGATAAACTGTGTGTAGCGGCAGTTCCTAATCCAGATTTTAAAATCAACTTAGTGCGAGTACTAACTTGTGGAATTTGCTGTTGTGTTAATGCTAAAACACTGGATAGACTATGTGTGGCAATAGTTCCTAGTCCGAATTTTAAAATACTACGCGTGGTTGGTGTAATATAATTAGGTAATCTTGGTTCACCTAACAGTCCTAAAACACTAGATAAACTATGTGTGGCAATAGTTCCTAAACCAGATTTTAAAATGGAAACACTTGCGGGGTCAAGATGTTGAAGATATCCCGGGACCTGTGAAGCCGTCATTGCTACTACACTAGATAAACTATGTGTAGCAACAGAGCCTAATCCTAAAGTTAATCTTTGTGTAGCGGCATCTGCATCATCTAGTAATGCTTTACCTGCGATAGTTAAATCATAAGTTGCAGCAGTTCCCGATCCAGTAAATTGAATTCCTTTATCAGCTGCGGATGTTACCTGTGATAAAGCATATAATTCAGTATCACCTTGAGCAGTAATTGTTCCTTCAAGGTCTGCTACAATAGTCCCTTTTGCTCCAGAAACAACTTCATTAGTTATTGTGGCATCAGGGACAAAGGTGAGTTTTGCTTCGGAATCATCGAAACCAAGAAAGGCGGTTTTTGCAGAACCATCAAAATACTGCATCCCCAATCCAACATCTTTATTTGAATCAATGGTTAGGGGACCACCATCAGCGGCTGTTTGTAGAGTTATAAGTGGATCTACTATACCCAAGACTTCGGTATTCAGAATTGTCCGAGTTCCACCTACAACTAAATTTCCTGTTAAAGATAAATCACCAAAGGCTACGGAATCTGCAGTACCTAATCCTATAGAGGTAGGAATAGTAGAAGAGGCTTCATTTTTCCATTGGGAAGTGGCTGTATCGTAGATAAGAAAATCATCATCCGCAGGAGTGGTAAGAGTGACATCACCTAGGGTATCAAGAAGAAGTCCAACACCAATAATCTCTGCAGCTGTCGCCCATGTACCATCTCCCTTAAGATATTCTTCATCAGGAGCTGAGGCGATATCAATAAATTCATTATCAACATAATCTTTATCCGTAAATCCAACAGTTTTTCCAGCTGTCGCCATTAGCTCTCCCTATCATTTATAGCCAATATCTTTTAATTCAGATATTGTTTTTGATGCGCTTGTATGTCGTACTCCAATTCCTCCGGCAGATTTAAACTGTTGAATATTCTTAATATGATCATCAATCAATAAATTTGGTCTTCCATCTCTACCATCTTTTGCAAATCTCGCTTTATCTGCTCTCTGTACAGGATACATTCTATCTGCACCAACTCCAAACCACCGTTTCATAAATCGAGTTTTATCTTTAGTGGCACGTTTTGAAATAGGTCCTCTTGATGATCTTGGAATTGCTGTCAAAATATATGGATTATATTTCCCAATAAATCCCCATAATTTTTTAGCATCAGGCATTGGTTCTAATTGTAAGAAAAAATCATCCGGCAATTCATTCCATCTATCATCATTAAATTTTCCCCCAATTATATCTTTAATACCCTTTTCAAAATCAGCTAATACTCCATCCATATCACAATAAATTTGTGGTGTATCAAATTCTGCTAAGTAGTGTCGAAACTTTTTATCCATTTATTCCTATACGTAAAAATATACTGTAAATTCTGCATTCTCTTCCATGTAATTTTCCATAATGTTTATTTTTCTATGATCAAATTTCTCCAACCATTTCTTTATTTCTTCAGGAACATATGATACATAATTATCATCTTTATATGGAGCAGCTAACATATTAAATATAACTCCTTTTTTTGCAACTTTTATCATATTTTTGATAGTCCATTTAGTATGCTGTTCTTTCAGTCCTAAATTGAAAACACCAGATGCTAAAACCCAATCGTAAGAATGTCCAACTATATCATCTATAGTACCACAAAAAGAAGGAATTTTATCTTCAATTAATTTAATAGCTTTTTCATTTGGATCTACTCCGAGATATTTTCCCTTCCATCCTTGATTTTCTAGAAAATAATAAAAATGTGCAACTCCACATCCAACATCTAAAACTGAATCTTCATTTTCTATTCCTGCTTCATATAATTTTGTATTACGTATAAGAGCATTTTCACTACCATCCATCCACCCAACAACTTCTGGTTGATTTTTACTATAATGGTCAGCATAATGTGTATAAACAGATTGTACTAAAAACTTTGTTCTATTTTTGGTTTCTACACCTATAGATTCATTTAATTCTTTTTTAATAAAATCTCTAAAGTTTTTCATCGAACTATTCCATTTTTTTCTCTATAATTTGCAATCGCTCCCTTAATAGCATCTTCCGCCAATACAGAGCAATGTATCTTGACAGGGGGAAGAGAAAGTTCTTCAACGATGACTGTATTTTGAACTGTATTCGCTTCATCCAATGACTTGCCCTTAACCCATTCAGTCGCCAAACTAGAAGATGCAATTGCAGATCCACAACCAAAAGTTTTGAATTTAGCGTCAATAATTGTTTCATTTTCATCTACCTCTATTTGAAGTTTCATTACATCACCACATTCTGGAGCACCCACAAGGCCAGTACCGACCCTACTACTCCCACTATCCATACTACCAACATTTCTGGGTTTTTCATAATGTTCTATTACTTTCTCTGAATATGCCATTTTATTTCATCCACTCGGGTTTATCAAACTCTTCTTGAGGTTTGATTGAAAAACTTGTAGAACAACCACACGTTGAGGCCGCTCTTGGGTTTTGAAATCTTGGTCCCGGTGCTGATAAGTCTTTTGACCAATCTATTTCTAATCCATCAACTACTATGTGACTCTTTCTATCTATTACTATAGGTAAACCCCCAGATTCAAAAACTAAATCTCTTTTTGTAGGTTCGCCAAATGTTAAATTATATTCATAACCAGCACATCCACCACCCTTAACAGCTACCCTCAATGGAACATCTTCAGACAATTCTTCATCTTCACGAATTCTCTTAAAATTTTTAGCTGCGATTTCTGTTAAACTAATCACTTACCTTGTCCTCTGTATTTTTTCCAGCCCTTTATTTTATGTTTATTTGTTGGTCTGGTGTTTCTAGATTTACCTATAGAGGTTCTTTTCTGGTTTTTCGGCCTCCATCTCCGAATGATTTTATATACTGATCTTGTCGCCACTACCTTTGACTCTCTAACTCTTTAACACGATGAGTTAAAGTAGAAATAGTAGTATGAATATGTCCTGTATCATGAGGTTCAAGTTTTGATTTCAAATGTTCTATTTCAGCCTTGAGTACTGAAATATATGTTTTTACCGCTTTATCCATAATTTTCCTCTTGTGGTATTATTCTAAATTTTAATAAAGGTCTATCATTGAGAGTTAGATCACCTTTTTCATTTCTTCCTATTTTCTTTACAGTCATTTTCTTATTTTTAAATTTTCCGCCTTTTACTACATCACCGACTTCTATTGGAATCTTAATTTCTTCAGATTTTGCTCTTTTTGACCCAACTAATCTACTTTTTTCTGCTCTACCTCTGTTAATACTTTGGTCTTCCATTCCTACTATTTTACGTCCTTTATGGGATGCATCTTTTCCATCATGATTACCGTATGTACCTTTTTCTCGGTTATACTTATTTAATTCTGCTCTATATTTTTTACTCTTTTTTGATGATTGAAACTTTTTATATTCATCTTTGTAGTCTCTATCTTCTTCAAATGATATGATTTTTCCTTTTCTATCAAGTTTAATATTTTTAATCTTAAACCTAATTTCTAAACTTTTCTTTTTTCGTTCATCGGAAGCCATGTGGTCAAGATCATTCCAGTAACCTCGCATTTGAGTTACTTTTTGTCTTGAATCCATTACCCGTTCATCGACCGGATCATATTCAGCAACAACCTGTGCAAATGTTTTCAACATTGTCATATATTTTTGCCACTTCAAAGGATCATATCCTTTTTCTTGTACTTTTGTAAGAGCGGCTAATGCAACATCTTTTGATGTATTTAATTTTTTAGCAATCTTTTTTACTGCATCTTCATATTGCTTAAATGTTATCATTTGTCTTCTAATTGATAATTAAATGCTTTAGTATCTTTACTTGCAGGTTTTGCCATAGGTCTTAACCAGACATAAATCACCATATCACTAGTTGGTGATGGAAATTTAAAGGTTGGTTTACCCCTCCGCATTTTAATGTCATCAGTTGCATTAACTGGATGTCTTGCAAGTTTACGTTTCTTGATTTCATCACTAACGTACTTGTCAAGTTTATCTCTTGAACTCTTTTCTTTGAGGTATGTTCCGAATGGTTTCACTATCTATCTCCGCGTTTCCTCATTGTTCTTGCTCGTTTTTTTGCCATTCTTCCAGCTTTGGCTTTATTTTTCTTAGCAACTTTTTTCATAGCCTTCCTGCGAGCTAATTTCTCCGGTGCTTTCATTTTTACTTCTTTTCCACCCACGTTTTTGTATCCGTCTTTACTACTTTTTCTAATAATCTTTTTTTTACCAGCTCTATATACTACTGTTTTTTTGAGAGCCTCACCAAATTCATGTATTAATTCTTTAAAAGTTTTCATATTAGTCCTTTAAAAATATACCCGTTGTAGCTGCAACTAATGCGCCGACAAAACCGCCGACAACAATAATCATGCCCATTAATTTAGATTTATATTGATCTAAACGATCTATACGTTCTTCTATTTCTTTTTGCATTACCAATTGTTTATCATAAAGATCACCAATTCTGGTATGTAGAATTTTAAATTCAGCACTAGTACTAGTTGTGTGCCTAAGATAATCCTCTTGTCGAGTATTCAATTTTATTATTTGTACTGTGAGCAGTGAGAGTTTGTCTGTGGTGAGATCAAGTTTCTGCAGAAGAGTCTCTATCTGCTTTCCTCTTGTTTCGACCTCATTTTTTAACAGACCGACTTCGAGTTTCACAGATTGAAGCTGATCATCTTCCGGCATAGTAAGCATCTTGTTTAAAGTTAGTGTTATTTACCATATTTAAGATATAACATGGCCCCATTTTCAGAATTCTTTAAGATAATAGGTGCTTTGGGATTTGTTCTCCCATATAGTCTAATAGCTTCTCCTAATTTATCATTTCCAACATATTTTTCATATCGATTATATCTAGATTTACCCATTCGGGAATCCCAATATCTTTCTGGGGAAACAACAAAAACTTTTTTGCCGCCAAATTCTTCTGTTTTTACCTTTGCGTTCTTTCTTTTTTTCTTTTTCCAAACTGTAGGATCATCACCTGTTCCTACTACTGCAGTACCTGTAGCATTTGCAGGAATTCCTCCTTCGCCTTCTTCTGTCAATTGTTCACCAATTACTTCAAACGCCGATTCAAATCCACGTAAACTCAATCGGCCCCTACCTTTTCCGGCCTCCACATCTTGTATCCGTGTCTCTTCATTTTCATACTTATCTTTATATTGTCGTAATTTCTTTTTATCTATTCTCCATCCTGTAACTTCGGTAGCATTTTCCCTTTTATCGTAAATAAGTGAAATACCCTTATCAGTTAATATTGTCCATTCTGGACCAAATTTCATTGGAGGTTCTACCGGATTTAACCGAACTTTATGTTTTCGTGCTATACTTTCGATATCTTTTAAGGTGTAATTTTTTTCTTGAGAATCTACAAGTTTCTGTCGTTCTACATTTGTCGCAGTATTTTCATAACCACGAATCTTTCCCGCAGGACGACCTTCTGTTATAAATTTACTAAATGTCGGTACTGACCATTCAACTTCTTCTTTTCGATGAGTCCAGAATTTTGTATTTTTACCAGAACCAGTTGTCCATTGTTTCCCACCTTTACCTGCACCATGTTTCAAATACTCTTTATGAGAAATTTCCCGTTCTTTTGTTTTTTCTTCTATTTTTTGG